TTGTGTTCCACCCTCAGTGATAGGTACTATAGTTTGAGCAAACGGCAAATCTGTGTCTAAAATAGAGCTACCGTGAATACCATCAACACGAACTTTGATTCTACCTAATTGTGTAGGATCATCAATACTTACTACAGTGCCGATAAACCAGCGATTGGAATCTCCATAAAACGGGGTCACTAGTCGTTACTCCTTCTCAAATTACCAATCTTGATACAGGTTGCAGATACATCATATATGTCTGCAGACATCTTGAACATATGACGTATTGAATAAATCATGTATTTTCCAGATTTCTTTTTATCACGAGAATCAGCACCTTCATCAGTTTCAGGCTGTGAATTCATAAACACAACTTCAATATTACTACCAATTGTTTTATGGAAGTCTCCTTTTATAAATTCTATTCCATCAACGTTTATTGTAAGAGGATTCTTTTTTAACATCCGGTCAAAGCCGCTCTTAATTGGAGACAGCTTATATTCCGCTGATGTTTTATTTTCACCGTACGCATTTTGCCAGCGATTATACTTGAAAGGATTCTCGCCTTCAGCAGAATCTCTATAAGACATTGAGCCACCAATTGAAGATGTATGCATACTTCTATATTCATTTATTTTACGGTTGTCAATTACCTCGTCAAAGTTAACAGGTGGATTCGGCTGTTCTTTTGGTAATATTTCGTCTTGTATTAGCTTTTTGAATAAGTCATCTTTTGAATCATATACAAAAGTTTTAGTACCTTCTGTAAGTGTATCAATAACTTCGAAACTAGAACTAACTAAACCTTCACGAATAATACTGAGCAGGTTTTCTCCACCACCCATAAATTCGTGGTTTTTAATTATGCGCCTGATTTGTTTAGCGTCCATCGTGTCTTGAGCTTTAGTACCCGATGCAACGTACTTAAGATCGTTTCCAGCATTCATTGCCGGTCGAGTAAGAACTGTACCAAGATCTTCGTATATTAACTCATCGCCGACAAGAGTTGAATACAAGAAAAAAGGATAACCTTTTGCTGTAGAAGTTTTGCCAACAATCCACTCCATAGCTTCTAATGGATGCATGTTTGGTATGATCAACTTAAAGTTTTGTTGCTCTTCACCATTTACGAACACTTCTTTTTTTAAAGTTTCTTTAGCGATAATCTTAAGCATAGCCGATGGCTTGCCACTAAAAGTTCTATTAAGATTAATTAATGATGAAATGTAGTAACAGTCTTCAACTAGATGTATAGCAATAACTTGAGTATTGTCTTGGATCTTATCAACTTTTTCTACTCTCGATATCATAAAGTTTTTAACTACAGGTCTAGCGTCTTCTTCGGCAGAACGAATTTGTATTCGTATTCTTTCAGATCCGACAATGTCTGCGCTTTGATAGAAGTTAGATGCATCTATTATTAAGATTCTTGCAGTCAGATATGGTTTAGCCATATGCTCAAATATCTCAACATCAGTAACGATGCGATTTAATTCAACTGGCTGTGGTAGTCTATCTGACGTCAGCTCTATTGATTCAAATGTAAATGGAGTTGATGATGTTGTCATTATTCGCTGCTACTAACTGTATCCCTAAACGACTGTACCACGTCTCTAATAATGTTACGTTTCAAAACTCTTATTTGACGATTAGCTTCATTCAATCTATTTACCCTATCAAGATAAGTCACTTCTGTTAGAGTAGCCCCGGGCCCAGTTTCAGGATCGATATCAACAGTGTCCCCACTTGTGTTTTCATAGTGGTGAGCTGCGTTATATTGGAATTCATAGCTATCTACTACGATAGTTTCTGTTACATTGTTTGAATTGAGTGAGTTTACGTTTTCACCTGCAACAAAAGTCTGATTGCCGTTTTCAATAAACAGCTGTCCGAGATCTAAGTTTCTTTTTCCAATAGTAGCTGTAGCACCTGAGGTTGCTCCAGTAATTGTTTGACCTACTTTAAATTTATCTGTAAGCTTGGTCTTAGTTGTTATTACACGAGTGCCATACTTAATCTCTGCCAATTCAAATACTTTGTTATTACTGACTGGCCAGCCCTGTTCACGGATAGCGTCATTCATCATATAAAATGTCCAGTGAAAGTTTGGAGTACCATACAACTTTTCCGAAACGTTATCAGGTCTTTCATCTGGGAGAATATAGTACTCATTATATGCTGTAGTTGCGTCAGCTATTTGATCTACAATATCTGCGTATACAGTGATATTTTCAAACCGAGAAGATTCTGGCTCATCACCAAATTTGTAATCAACCATTGGAAAGTATTTGAAGTAATTAGACATTGTTCCCTCTATATCGCATTATCTGGATATGCTGGCTCAGACGTAGTTGCTGTATCTACTGCTGGTCCATTCTCAAAATGATAGAATGAATCACTACCTTCAGCTTCGATATCCTTACGTGTTTGTGCTTTATATTCAACAAACGTAAGATTCATATCAACCTCAGTTGGTGAACCATCAGTGTGCAGCGCTGGTGAAGTAGCATTATAAGTTGTACTCACACCCTTACAATAACATAACTTAATTGGCGTACCAATATTCTTAAAGTGTTTATTACCAGAATTAGATAGCAAGCGAATCTTAAACATTTCAGGATAATCTAGTCCAACTGAGAAAGCTCCGAAAGATGAAATTTCTTCTGGATAAGAATGAAACCTGAAAAACTTTACTATTGACTTTACAGCCAATGCTTCTCGTGGAGAGCACGGAATAAATTTAAAGTTAAAAGTAAATTCACGTACAGACACACCATTGAAGTTTGTACGAATATTTGGATTCATGGTAGTGCGAGTTGTGACACTAGCTGCGTTTCTCATACCTTCATTAGGAATCAATTGAGAAGCTCTTAGTGCTGCAACTCTACCAATTCCTTTATCTCCAGTGATAACTTTAAATGCATCAACTAAAGATTGGCCAGCTTCTTTCACTCCCGACATTGCAGCCTCAGCTACTGATCCACCTTGGTTTAATGTGTTGGCCATACCAGCACCGGCTAAACCTAAAGCGCTTTGCGCATAATCAAATCCGTCATTCACTTGGAATCCACCAATTGGTATGTAGATATCGGCTCGTTCTCCGGCAACATCAAAGAATCTTAAATTGTTTATTGGTGTTTTCTTTCCGCTATTGCGAGTGTTAGCTGATGAGCCGTTAACAGACGATGCAGAGTTATCAGCACCTAGAGCTCCGATGCTAGGTGGTTCTACCTTCACTGCCTGAAAAACAATTTTAGTGTTGTATTGATTTTCTTTGTCAATAGGATATTCCAGTCTTCCTGGGTATCCTTCTGCTGGTGATGTTGCCATGACTTATCCTTATAGATAACATATAAACTTTGAACTATTTATACCGAAAAGCATGGCATACAAAGGACGATACACGGTTGAGAATAAGAAGAAATACACTGGAGATCCATCCAATGTAGTGTATAGATCTTTGTGGGAACGTGAATGTTTTAAATGGCTAGATCGAAATCCGAAAGTAAAGAAATGGTCTTCAGAAGAAATAGTGGTACCTTACTGGTATGACATTGATAAAAAGTATCACCGCTATTATCCCGATCTCAAAATTGTCTTTGAAGACAAAACACTCTTGGTCGAGATCAAACCAGAAAAAGAAACAACCCCACCATCAAAAGCTGGAAAGAACCAAAGGCGATATATCGGAGAAGCAACGACTTACGTAAAGAATATGAATAAGTGGGAAGCGGCTAATAGATATTGCAAGGATAGAAAATGGGAGTTTCAGATATGGACAGAACAAACTCTACACTCAATGGGTATTATGCAGAAGCCGCTTAAAAGAGTTCCCGGTAAATTAAAGCCGTTGAAGCCATATAGAAAACCTAAGAAAAAGTTATAAATAACGATATGGCAGGCGAAAGTTTATTTAGAGATTTAGAGATCGAAGCATTCCGCGCAGGGATTACCCCGCGGACTAGTGAATCTATACGTTGGTTTCAGAGCAAAGCACGAGAAATGTTCCGAGGCAGATTTAGAATGAATCGTAATAAGTTGATGCAAGACGATGCTTTAGATCTAAAGAGCAAACCAATAACTCGTACAGGTCCTCAAGGAAACATGTACATGTTTTTCTATGATCCTAAACACAAAGAGACTTTGCCTTACTACGATGGATTTCCTTTAATCATTATGATGGGTCCAGCAAAAGGTGGATTCATGGGTCTCAATCTTCATTACTTACCACCAGCTGTAAGAGCAAGATTACTTGATACTGTTATAGGTGGCAACAGAGGAATTCCTCAAAAGTACTTAGCGCCAGCAATGAAACATTATCTTACCAAACATGTACGTAGCCGATTTGCTTTAGTTGATAAACCTGAATGGGAGATCGCAACTTTCTTACCAACGGCTGATTGGAATAAAGCAAGTGCTAATACAGTTTACCGAGATTCAAGAAAGGCATTGAGGGCATAATGGCTTCTTTATCTGAAATTAAAAGTTCAATAACGTTTGGCGGCGGACTAGCTAGAAATAATAAATTTTTAGTTACACTACCATCTCTTGGACGCGGGGGCATAGTAGGTTTTCTTGGCTCAAGGAATATGAATATTCTATGTAGGACTGCGCAGATCCCTGGTAAGCAAACACTTACTCATGAAAAACGTACAGGCATGAAACTTGAAAAAGTAGCTTATGGCTATGCAGTTGAAGATGTTACTTTGACTTTCTTAGAAACAGCAACACTTCCAGTACGTAACTATTTTGACGATTGGCGTTCACTTATTCTTAATGAGGATAGTCAAACTGCTGCTTATAAAAGTGAATATCAAAAACGAGTAGTGATACACCAACTGGCCATGCCGGTGCCTATTGCTGCTTTACCAATTCTCAATCGAATACCGATTGACGTATCAGCCTCAACATACTCTGTTGAACTAATTAACGCATTCCCAACTACAATGACGGGAATTGATTATAACAATGAAGCCGATGGATTTGTAGAAACAACTGTTTCTATGTCTTACACTAACTGGAAACGTGTTCCGGCCGGACAGCTATCATTCTCAATTAACTTCTAAAGGTGAAATAAATTATGGCACTACCAAAGCTTAATAACGGCCCACAGTATGAGATGGCTATACCATCAAGTGGTAAGTCAGTTCGATACAGACCATTTCTAGTAAGAGAACAAAAAGCACTTATGCTTGCTTCTGAATCGTCTGATAATAAAGTAATGTTTAGATCAGTCCTTGATGTTTTAGAACAATGTGTTGAAGATAAGATATATCAAAATCAACTCACATCATTTGACGTTGAATATATGTTCTTACAAATGAGAGCAAAATCAGTAGGTGAATCTGCTGAAATCTTAATTAAATGCGAAGAGTGCGGAGCTGATAATCCAATTAGTATTAACCTTGAGGAAATCAAAGTCGACGTAAAAAATGTTGATAAGAAAGTTCAGCTGACTGACGATATTGC